TTCTGCAACCAGTCGAGGCCATGGCGCTCGTCGAAGAAATCGCCGTTTGCCATAACGCCTTGTTCAAGAATCGCTGTATCGTTTTCGTAGTACACGTAAACGTTGCAGTTCTTCGCTTCCAGGTTGTTAGCCTGCGAGGTGCCCAGGGTTTCGTAGGTAACGCCCGGCAACTGTTTAAACTTGAGGGTGATCGTCGTGTTGCTTCCGGTGAAGTCAACAGTAAACGCACGCGCAAACGAGGACAGCGCAGCATAGCGGCTGCTGGTCGAGTACTGGATAAAGGTACGGCTGTATTTCGCTGCTTTCAGCTTGGAAGCCAGATCCGTCGTGGTAGCCGCGTCAAGAATCGTTGAATCAGCCGAGGTAACGCCAAAGATGCGGGATACACTCGCGGCTTCGATAGCCGCCGCCACACTGATAATGTCGGTGTCGGAAGGATAATCAGCTACCGGCACGGCAAGATGAAGGCCATACCATGAATTCCAGTCCAGCAAAGCGTTAACCGCCTGCAGGAGGCTTTCTGCGCTGCCTGTTTCGCCAGTAGCCAGCGTTTTCGCCCAGCGACCGACATACACCAGAGTCGGCTGAGGTTGCTGGGAGAACCAGATAACAGCCGCTGCATACTCCTGGCTGTCTACACCAAAGTCATCGCCGATATCATCAGCGCTGGAGTAAAGGCGCAGCCGCTCAGAAATCGGAATTACAGTTGAGTCGCCCAGGATGAGCATTGAGCCAAAATTGCGCCCCTGCGCGGCCCGAGCAGAAAGCGTCACCGTCACGTTAGCGATACGGTTAAGGGGAAGCCCTTTTTCCATGTTAGTCTCCGGTAACTATCGTGACGTTAGGGTCAACGACAGATTTAACGTTGTAGGTACGGGTGTTTTTGCGGGAAAGGGTCACGGCAAGGTCATACCGGCGCACCCACTGGTTGTTGATCAATTCGGGGAGGTTTCGTATATCATCAGCGCTCACCAGCGACAAACCCGAGATTCGTCGCAACGTATCTGCGTTTTGATCTACAAACATTCCGTCACGAAACCGCGTGGCCATCCCGGAACCGCCGGGGCCATAGAAACAGAAAAGCACCTGAATGCTTTCCCATGACCATTGCTCGCTCTGCTCTTCGCTTACCTGGACATTTGCAGGAGTGCCGGGACGTGAGAGCGTGGAAAAGTTAAACCCGCACCACGTCTCACCGTTCGGCGGTATTTTGGACTGGGGATCGGTAAACCGGGGCAATACCAGGTTAACCGCAATCCCTGTCACGCCTCTTACCCAGCGACTCAGTTGCTTTTCCAGCTCCTTATCGTACTCAGGAGCTTCCCCGACGGGGGTTAGATACCCAGGCTCTGTGCTGTCGTTACTCAACGGGGATCCCTCCGTTAAACTCCAGCAGCTCGCAATGTGCCTGTACGAACCCGGCACCGTATCGGGTGTACGGATCGACAAAGGTCACGCGGTACCGTCTGCCGCTGTATAAAACGATATCAGCGTCCAGTTCTGGCGTTGAGTCACTGGCTGGCATCCCCTGAGTTAGCCTGAACTGGGTAACAATGAGGATGGCGCCATTGATGTTTTGCCCGGCGGCCATTCGCTTTGCCTCAAGCGAGCGATCGACGGTTACGACACCAGAGAACGGAATAGCCTGCGCGGTATTGGTCGGAAAATTATCTTCGTCCACCGTCTGTACCTGTCGATAACACACCAGAGACAGGTCGACAAAGTCCGGATCAAGCAGAACATCAGTCACATCGAGAAACGGCATTATTTTTTCCTCACGACATACTGAATCGCTCTGAAAAGGAATCCGCGGGCACGTAACGGCTTATCGCCGAGGATGGGCGGTTTCATTTCTCTGCGCTTCTTGATGGTCTTTTCAGATAGTGGGGTCAGACGATCGCCTGCCTCAATGACAGCCTTTGAGGCATCACGCGCAATCTGGCCTGCGGCTTCAAGATGCATCGACGCCACATCTGCCTTACCTTCAAGCGCAGACTGAGCGGCCAGCTTTAAACGCTCGGTCGTTTTATCCCGGGAATCCTCAATACCCATGTCCAGAAATGGCCTTGGCGGCAGAGTAACGGTCTCACCGTCTATCTCTACGGTTGCCCCGGTGGACTGGAGATACCCCAGCTCAGCGTTGCTCAGCGGCGCATCATCGCGCGGAGGACCTGCCGGGATACCAACCAGCACATCAGTGCCTGACAGCTGTTTTAGCGCATCCAGAACGACACTGTAATTGTCTTCCCGAATTGTGAGCCCGCTTTTCATTCCGGCGTCCCCAGTTGAACCGCTCCGGCACCAAACATCATCAGGTATTCCCAGAACTCCGATCCGTAACGGGAGTTGTTCCAGAAACCGGCATTAGGGTCCAGAGTTGCGCTTGCGTCGTAACTGGCTGAAACCTTATCCACTGATTTCGAAGTCTGTATGCCGCTATTTACGCCACCAGCAGTACCCACAGCCACACCACGCATATCGGCGCCGTAAAGGTACATATAGTGCGCAACATACAACCCGACGATGTAGGGAAAGATATCCACGCCAAAGCGTGACTCACTCAGCATGGCATCAGCAAGATTCAGTCGAGCCTGGATCATTGGTGTGGGGTACTTTGTTTCGTCAGCGAACTGCGGAAAGGTTGCCCTGAACTGCTCAGGCGTCGGCAGACTTTGATTTCTTGCCATTATTGGTAGTCTCCGGCAATTGCGCTTCGAGTTCAGCAATACGCGCATCTTTCTCGGCGATTTTTGCTTCCAGCTCAGCAATGCGCGGGTCTTCTGCAATCGCTGGCGCTTCGCCATCCGGTGAACAGTGCGCTTTTACGAACCAGTGCTCAGCAACCGTGTCATCGACGTCGTGGAAGCCAACCTGGAAATGCTTTTGCTCTTTGCCGTCGTTGAAGTTAAACGGGGAGAGTACGTAAATCTTTTTCATTGCAAGTCCTCATGAGCGGCCCTTTCGGGCCGC